ACTTCAACATCTCCAGGTGTTCAAGAAGCAGGTATTTTTAATGGTTCTTCTGGTGGCACATTACTTTGCCGTACCACTTTCCCATCTGTGGCAAAAGCAGCTGGCGATTCAATCGCAATCACTTGGGTTGTAACAGTAAGTTAATTCGGATAAAACATGGCGACTTCTTCTCTCTTAAAAACTCTTTTACATAAAACAATTGCTGAAGGATTGTATAAAGAGGTAGTCTCACGCACAGCAAAGTATTACTATTTCCTTGGTAAAACATTATCTTGGTCAAACGAGCAGTCGCCACCTTATCCTGTAGATTCATTCCAATATGAAAAAGATGTAAGGAATGAGATGATTACAGTTAAACAAATAAAACCTTCAGATGTTGGTTTTATTGTTGATAGAATTGATTGGGTATCTGGTGATGTTTATGACATTTATGACGATTCATACTCAACAGAAGTTCAAGGTATTGATATTATTAATGGTGGTGGTGGATATACTGCTGTTCCAACAATAGCAATTTCAGTGCCAGATTTATCTGGTGGTGTTCAAGCAACGGCAGAAGTATCTTTATATAATGGTGAGATTACTGCAGTAACTATGACTCAAAGAGGTTCTGGTTATACCAATACTCCAACTGTTACTATTGTTGGTGGTGGTTTGGGAAGCGGTGGTGTTCTTGAGGGTGTTATTACTAAATCTCCATCAGGTGCGCAGAAACTTGAAGACGCTATATTTTATGTTATGACTGATGAGTATAATGTATATAAGTGTCTAGACAATAATAATGGAGCAGTTTCTACATCTAAACCGATTGGAACACAAGTTCTACCAATTACTTTGGTGGATGGATATATTTGGAAATATTTGTATAATGTGCCAATCGCACTAAGAACTAAGTTTCTAACTGAAACTCATATGCCTGTTGTTACAGCATTGACTCAGCAATTTTATTCAGCTGGCGGTATCGAAGCTGTAAATATTGATAATATTGGAACTGGATATACAGCAGCAAATATTACTGTATCAGGCGATGGTTATTTAGAATCTGATCCTGTTTTTCTGAACTCTACAATTATAACAACTGGTGGCACTGGTTATGCTGATGGTGATACCATAACAATTGCTCAGCCAATTACTGCAAGTAGACAATGGCTGGCGACAGTTCCATTTTATCTTGGCGAAATTATTGCATATAATAATGTTATTTACATTGTTGAACGAGCAGGAAATTCTGGAACAGTTGGTCCAACACATAAAAGTGGAACTGCTTCAAATGGATCTTGCGCATTTAGGTATGTTGGTAATACTGCTAAGGCATATCCAACAATTTCCAGCGGAGTAATTACAGCTGTAAATTTACTCGGTGGTATCAGAGAAGTAAACTTAACTTCCTTCGGTAGTGGTTATACATCAAATCCACCTGTAACATTTAGTTATTCTGGTAAAACTTTCGCATCTACAGATGTAAATACAACTTCTGAGGTAATAACAATCGGAGCACATTGGTATCAGACTGGTGATGCAGTTGTTTATACTAATGGTGGTGGAACAAGTGTTGGTAATTTGATAAACAATACAACATATTATGTTATTAAAGTTTCCTCAACTACAATTAAATTAGCTCTTTCTCTAATCGATGCTAATGCTGGAACTGCCATTAATCTAAGTTCGCAGGGAACTGGTTCTGCTCATAGAGTGTATAATGCAAACTATCAAGCAGCTGCTGTTACTGAACTATCGCCAACTGGTGTAGTAAAAAGAATTAGAATTACAGATCCTGGCGATTATTATAAAGATGTTCCAACAGTAACAATCGGAACTGCTTGGACAGCGTCAACTGTAGTAACTTTGGGTCAACAATATTTTGTTTCTAATAGATTATATACAGTGACAACAGCAGGAACAACTCATGCATCAACTGCTCCAACTGGAAATGTTCTCGGAACATCATATAGTAATGGAACTGCTGCATTCACCTATGTTGGCACTGCAGCGAGCGGAACAGCAGTGTTAAGGTATGGTGCAGGGTATGATTCAAATCCTAGGATAACAGCAAACACAACAACAGGTTCAGCATTTTCTGCATCATTTACTTCAATTAAATCTGAAGCCAAAATAATTGCAATTATAGGAAATTCTGGACAATTAAGTCAGGTTCAAATTGATGATCCTGGTATCGGATACAGTGCTGCATCTTTAACTGTGACTGGCGATGGAACTGAAGCAGGTTGTACTGCAGATATTAGTATTGGTAATATTAATACTTTACAGGCAAATAATGAATTATTAACTGTGCAGGGAACAATTAACAATATTCAACTAATCAGTGGCGGATATGCATATGGCGCAGCACCAGTTACTATTATTGGAGATGGAATCGGTGCAACTGCTACAGCTACAATTAATGGTGGAAGAATTACTAAAATTACTATGATTAGTCAGGGATCTGGATATACTTACGCAAATGTTTCAATTGGTGGTAATGGATTTGCTGCCACTGCTAGAGCAATTATTTCTCCATATGGTGGTCATGGTAAAGATGCCTTTGAGGAATTATTCGCAAGAACATTAATGTTCTACAGCAATGTGTCTAGAGATAAGAATCAAGGATTTGATGTAAATAATGATTATCGTCAAATTGGAATTATTAAAAATCCTAGACAATATGGAAGCACATATAAGTATACATCAAATTTGGGATCAGCTTGTTATGCCATTGGCGCATCTATCAATACAGGTTTATTTGTAAAAGATATGTTATTAACTACACCAAGAGTTATCGATGGTGTAACATATCAAAGAAGATATAGAGTTGTAACTGTAACTTCAACAGGAGCATTGCTACAAGATTTAGACAATGATGCTCCTCTGGTTGCTGACATTATGACCAACCAGAATAATCAATATTTTAGTGTGACTGCGGTAAGTCCACCAACTTTTGATAAATATTCTGGAGATTTATTGTTTGTTGATAACAAGGCTGGGTTTACACCATCAGCTGATGAGACTGTAACACTTAGAACTATTATCAAATTCTAAACTAAATAGTATAGAACCATTAAAGAAGAAAACTAAAAATGATCAATTTTAACACCGAACCATATAATGACGATTACTCAGAAGATAATAAATTTTATCGTATTCTGTTTCGTCCATCGTTTGCTGTTCAAGCTCGAGAATTAACTCAGTTACAAACAATTCTCCAGAATCAAATTACTCGCCAAGGCGACCATCTTTTTAAACAAGGAGCGATGGTAGTTCCTGGGCAAATTTCTATTGATACAAAAGCAAATTATGTAAAGTTATTGTCTTCTTATAATGGTGTTGTTACTGAGGCATTTATTCAAGAAACAGAAGGTAAATATATTACTGGAGCCAATGGTGTAAAGGCTCAAATTACCAAAGTTGTTTCAGCAACTACTACTGACCCAACAACATTATATGTTCGTTATCTTTCATCTGGTACTAATAAAATTACTAAGACCTTTGCAGATAGCGAAGTAATTAACTTTGATGATGGAACAAGTTCTATTCAAGCCATTGCATTGTCTGCTACTGGTCTTGGATCGTTAGCAACTATTCAGCGTGGTGTTTATTATGTAAATGGTTTCTTTGTTCTTTGTGCAAATCCAGTAACTGGTTTAGAACAAACAATTGTATTGAGTAAATACTCAAGCACACCATCCTATCGTGTTGGTTTAAATATTTTAGAATCAACTATTGTTCCTGAAGATGACGAAACCATTTTAGATAATGCACAAACATCATATAACTATGCTGCTCCAGGTGCTCATCGCTATCACATTGATTTAATTCTTGCTAAAAAATTATTAGACGACGAAGATGATCAAGACTTTATTGAATTACTTAGAGTTGGTGCTGGAACAATCGAGCGTATTGTTACTAAAACAGAATACAGCGAGTTAGATAAAACTTTTGCTCGTAGAACATACGATGAATCTGGTAACTATGATGTTCGTCCATTTACTATTGATGTTCGCGAAGCAAGAACTAATGATCGCGGAACATGGTCAACGACTGCGACTGCATATTTAATTGGCGATATCGTAAAGTATGGTAATAACTACTATACTTCTAAAAATACTGCAACATCTGCTAGCAGCGTACCACCGACTCATGTAACTGGAACTGCTTATGATGGAGCAGGAAATACAGGTGTAAATTGGGAATACACAGCAACTCCAATGTATAACAGAGGTGTTAGTTTAACTGGTTCTGATAGTCAATTGGCTATTGCTCTTGACCCAGGTAAAGCATATGTTCAAGGATATGAGATTGAAAAAGTTTCAACTGAATATGTTTATATCGATAAATGTCGTGGAGCTTCTCACACAGTTCAAATTGATAATGGATTAATTCCACAAACTGTTGGAAACTATGTTTTAGTTAATACTTTACAGTCTGTTCCAGCAATCAATACTTACGAAACTGTTACATTGTATAACAGAATTACTCAAGAAGGTTCTGTTAATTTAACTGGAACTATTACTATCGGAACTGGTGCAACTTCACTAGCTGGTTCTGGTACTGCATTCACAACAGAGTTGATTGTTGGTTCAAACATCTATAATTCTTCAGGTGTTTATGCTGGAACAGTGGCAACAATTACAAACGATACAACTGCAACTCTTACTGCCAATGGTGCAGTTGCTATTTCTGGTGCAGCAGCCAAGAAAGATTCTCGTGGTTTAAGTTCTGGACTTGGAACTGCAGTTGGTAGTGCTCGTATCCGTGCGATCGAATGGCACAATAACACAATCGGAACAGATGCTGCTCAGTATAAAGCAATGTTGTTTGACATTAAGATGAATGCTGGTTATGACTTCAAGCGTAATGTTAAATCATTCTTCTACGATAATTCTGCA